CATCAATATTAATGAGCCATCCGAATACACGTTGCCTGATTTGAACGGGCTAACTACATTTGCTCTATAGGCGGATCCATCAAATGATTCAGGATTACCTAGCGATACTAGCCAGTTGTGTATTTCAAGATAGTTCTTGAGATCTTCGTCAACTCTGAATCGAAGACTCAAGGGTTCATATCTAAGTTTATCTCCAGGAAAGGGCAATGTGACGAGAGGCGTGGCCACATCTATATCACCAAGCGATAGGGTAGGAATAGACACATTATAAGTAAAATAGTTTATGTTTGGAGTTCGATTCAATACAAACCGAAAGCCTGTAGGCGACAACATATTTCTATTTGTTGGTTGCGTTGATATTGCGCTCATATAATAATCCTCTGCTACTATTTATAAGGACAAAAAAAGGGTCTCCGAAGAGACCCTTTCAAAAATGATACCTTTATTAGGTATTCTATTTTTATCTTACATGAGGTTAGCAACACCAACCAATCTGTAGTACACGTTCTTATCGGCAAATGCGATTGAACCGTTACCTGCAGAACCACCCTTAGCGAATGGATTCGCGACCATGCCGTAGCGAGTCTTGAAACCAATTTTAGGCTGGAACGTATCTTCGCCAACCGCACGAACCATTTGTAACGGAACGTATGGGCAGTAGAAGAGACCAGCATCAAATGCGCTAGAACCTTTGTAGCCTACAGTGAAGTACTGGTTGCCAGCTGAGCTTGAGAAGTAAGGATCGATGTATACTCTGATACGACCGTTCAATACACCAGCGAATGTGTTACCAGTATCGTCTACGTTTAGAGCAGCTGACAGAGCAGGAGTGTAATCAAGAACGCCAGCCATTTGAAGTGCAGAAGCAACATCTGAAGAACAAATCAGAATGTTACCCTTGCCACGACGAGTGTCTTTGGCGATCTGGTTAGCTTCACGCTCGATCTGGAAGATCATACCTTTGAAGCGCTCAACTGACCAACGGCCGTTTGAGTCAACATCGAGGTTAAATGTACCAGCTGTTGCAGTGTTGTCTTGTGCACCAGAAGTTGCTGTGTAGTTGATAGTACGAACAACTTCTCTGTTGATCTCAGCGAGGATCTCAGCAGAAAGGATGTTAGCAAGTTCTGTCTCAGCGTCAAGACCGTGTACTGCCTTGAGGTCTTGTGCAATTTCCATTGTGTACTCAGCTTTCAGAGCACGTGAAACCGCTGTTACAGATACTTTCTCAATTGAGAAGGCCATTTGCTGGAAGCCGTTATTAGCAGCATCGCCAAGTGCTTCAGCACGTGCTGTTGACATACCAGTTGCTACAGTGTAGCCGTTAGCTGATACACGAGCTGTTGGATCAGTACCAGTTTGACCAGTAGTTACGCCGTCAACAAGTGACTCATCGATAGCAAAGCCAGAAAGTGTGTTACCAGCAGCTGATTTAGAGAAATCAGTATCAGCTTCGTTGTACAGAGCCTCTGTACCACCTTGGCTAGTGTAACGAGCTCGCATTGCGAAGATCAGTCCAGTAGGACCAGTCATTGGCTGAACGCCAGCAATGTCGTAAGCAATGAGGTTAGGCATAGAACGGCGAACCAGTGAAATAAGTACTGGGTCGAAGATGTCTACGCTGCCATCGCCTGCAACAGATGAAGAAGCACCCATTGCGTTAGCAGGAGCAGCCTCACCAAGTAGACCTGGCATTGAATAGCCACCGGAACCGGCAGCCTGCTCCATAGCAGAGCGTTGTTGATTTTCAAGTAGAGTAGCAGTGACGTTTCTACGATGCGAGTCTTTGATCTCGGGAAGATCTGAGTGCTCAAGAACCGGTGTCCACTTCTCGACTAATTCTTCAGATAGATATTGTGACATTTGTTTGTCTCTCCTTTACGGTTTTATCTTTAGTTATTTATATAAACTATTTTTTCAGTGTTCTTGAAATAGCACTTACATAAGCTGACATTTCGGGGTTAGCTGAACGAGTAGGTATTACTTCCTCATCCAACGGCTCCGCGTCATCAAAATCGCTAGCGTATACTCTTGACTCTGACAGATCACTGAAGTAGCTTTCCTTCAAAGTATCGAGCTTGTGGACATACGAGTCCTCATCAACAAAGTCAACGCTCTCAGCCAGTACACGGAATTTTTCTTTCTGTGTCTCGGTTAGAGATTCGCAAGCCTCAGCAAAAAGCTCAGCCTTAACGAATGATGTCATCTCTGTCTTCATAGCTGCAGTTCTGTTAATCTCTTCGTTGAGTCGTGACTCGAGATCATCAGCACGCGCTGCTAATTCTTCTACTACATCCACTTTATCATCAGGGATTTCAATGTAGTGCTCTGTAAATAGATCTTTAAGACCACCAATGAAACTTTCTGTGACCTCTGACTTAATGCCAGCTTCAACAGCTAGTCTATTTTCGTCCATCCAGTTTTCAATAACATAGTCGAGATACTGATCGAGATTAGCTGCAGTCTCTTCTTTTAGTCGAGCTTTTTCATCTTCAATTTCAGAATCGATATCAACAACATACTTTTCAAGCTGCTCGTTGATCTTAGATACAACGGCTGCTTCAAAGATAGTAGCTGCTTTTTGTTTAAAGTCTTCAGTCAGCGAATCGTCGCCAGCAAACAAGGCTGTAACGTCTTCGCTAATGTCTACATCTTCTGATGAGACCCTATGGTTTGCGCGTACAACTTCTACGACATCCTCATCACTCTCTTCAGAAATATCTTCCTGATCAAGAGCATCAAGCATACGATCGAAAGACATTTGAAGATCTGTCTTCTTCATAGCATTCATGCGCTGAACCATTGCTTGGATCATACCCATCTTACTAGGATCTTTACCTTTCTCCGGCTTGACAGCCGTAGGAGCATCAGCAGGATCGTCTACTACATTTTTGGATTTACCAGGAGCTTTAGCTTTCTTAGCTGTAGGCTCTGGCACACTAGACGGGTCGCCGTAAGATGCTTGGAACTCATCCAACTGCTCTCCATTCATATCTAGATCTTTTTCGGACATCAGGATTCTCCTTTAAGAGTTTTCTTCTATTGTATTTATAAATTTAAAGTTTTGAGATAAAATCTTTGTAAACCTTTAACATGGTTTCTGTGAGATCTTTAGAAGAAGCATTTTGTATTTCTTCTTTGTAATCATTAATTGTAGCTTCTCTAATGATTCCATTGTCCCAGATCCATTCTCTATTTTCCATAATGCCTTCTACGAAAGCATCAGGGGCAGATGGATCGGCCACGATATCAGCAGCAGTCGCAAGATAAAAATCATTCTGCACTTCTGCCACACCATTTTTTTGCTTGAGAGAACCCATGCCTCT